CAGTTGAGGCAACAATCCCAACCGCGCCAATTTTTGCACAAGCCAAGCGCGAGTTCGTACTGCCATCAGCAGGCGAGTTCATGGCCGCTTATCACATCGGTGGCGACACGTTTAAGAACATGAACGCAGCAGTTGCTGAATATTCAGCATCAAAGAAAACCGCATTGCAGGCAGCTGCAGGCGACGTGCTCACGACCGATACACCTGGTCTTTTGCCAGTTCCAGTTCTTGGGCCATTGGTTCAGGACTTGAACTTCTTGCGTCCAGTAGTCGAAGCAGTAGGCGCTCGCGCTTACCCAGATAGCGGACAGTCAAAGACGTTCATCCGTCCAACAATCACCACCCACACCGACGTCGGAACACAGTCAACCGAATTGTCAGCTGTAACCGCGCAAACCATGGTTATCGCATCCAACTCAATCAGCAAGACCACACTTGCTGGTCAAGTAACGCTTTCCGTTCAGGACATTGACTTCACTTCACCTGCAGCAATGCAGTTGATCTTGAATGACCTCATGGGCGAATACATGATCGCATCGGACAACAAAGCAGCAGACGATTTGCTCACCGCAGCAACATCATCTGGTGTTTGGGACTTGACCGTTGCAGACTTGCTCAAGTCGGTTTACGACTCCGCAGTTGCAATTTCAAACGGTCGCAACTGGACACCAACCCACATGTTTGTAAGCCCAGACGTATGGGGTCAACTCGGACAACTCGCAGACACAACTGGCCGTCCAGTATTCCCATTCATCGGCGCTGGCCTCACCGGTCAGAACGCACTCGGTGGCGGAAACGCAACCTCATGGAACGGCAACCCACTCGGCTTGCAGTTGGTAGTTGACAGCAACTTCGCTGCAAAGACCATGGTCATCACCCGCGTAGGTCAAGGCCAAGGCGATGCGTACGAGTTCTACGAGTCAATTCGTGGCCTGCAGTCATTGGAAAACCCAGCAATTTTGGGACGCAACATGTCATTCCACGGCTACGTATCAACCTTCGCAGCAATCCCAGGAATGATCCGCAAGATCACCCAGGCTTAGTCGAGAGCGGGGCTACCGCTCATGGCTACTTACACAGTTACTAACAAGTACCTGATTGACAACTTTGCCGTACTGCAACTCTTAACCCCATCGGAGATTGCAGTCGGCAGTTCAATCACGGTTGCTGGAGTTGACGCAACATTTAACGGCACTTACTCGGTGCGCGCATTGCCACAGTATTTGTACATTGGTACAGACACGCAAGGCGATCTGCTTTACGACTATCAAATACCAATTGCCGATCAGGTGCTTTACGCCAAAACCGCAAGCGATGTCGAGCGTGTTGCCGCGTCTGGAACTGTTGCGAATGACCCTGTTTGCACTTGGGTGACTGCCGCGCAGGTGATGTCTTACCTTGGCATCACAATTGCCAACCCGTCAGACGATTACACGTTGCTCACGCAATCTGTGTCTGCTGGCAACCAGTTCTGTTACCGCAGGCGTCAGGAATCCGGGTATATCGATTCCCTAACGACCTCACCAGGTGGTGACGTCACATTGGGCACCTTGATGTATTGCGCCGCTCTATGGCGCTCTAGAGGGTCAATAGAGGCAACCTACGCCACGTTTGACGGCATGGGTTCGGCACCACAGCAAAGCCTGACCCCGATCGTCAAGCAGCTGCTTGGCATCCCACGTCCAGCGGTTGCCTGATGTCGTACACCGATCTATTTAACGAAGCGATTGATGATGTCACCGCGACGCTGACCGCTGTGTCTGGACTCCGTGTAATAAATGACCCAACACGTCTTGTTCCTAACTCGGTCTATTTCGACGCGCCAAACTTCACGACGTTTGCTGGCAACGGCAACATTGTGCGCCTTGAGTTCCCGATCAAAGTCATTGGCTCTGGGCCTGCAGGTTTGCCGGTGCTCCGCTCAATCTTAAGCATTGTTGCAAGCGTGCTCAATTCGTCAATCATTGTCATGGCTGGCCGTCCGTCAAGCCTTGAGATTGGTGGCGCGTTGTACCCGTGTTATGACCTTGATTGCGCTATAGAAGCCCAGACCGCATAATCCACAACTACCGAATACAAATCATCTACTATCAAATCAGAACTTAAGGAGCAAACATGCCAGCATCAACTTACCTCTCGAATCCAGTAGTAAAAGTCGGAACCGCCATTGGCACGATCGTTGACATCACCGACGATGTTGTTGCAGCGACGCTCACGGTAACGGCCGAGGCATTAGAGGACACCGCGTTTGGTCAAACATCGCGCACCATGACCGCTGGTTTGTATAGCAACTCGCTTACGCTCACCGTGTTTGCGTCTTATGCAGCAAGCCAGTCATATGCAATCTTGTCGCCATTGCTCGGCACTAAATGCGTTGTCAAAGTAAATCCAACAACCGCAGCTGATGGAAGCACCAACCCTGGGTTTATTTTGACTGATACCTACCTGTCCTCAATCCCTGTGATCAATGCGTCTTTGGGCGAGTTGTCACAATGGGACATTGAGTTTCAGGGCGGCACATACAGCGTTGACGTCACACCGTAATTAACGGCTCCAAGCCGACATAGGAGACACATGAAAATCAAGTTGCAGTTAAAGCGCACCCCCGACAGCGCCCCAGAGTATTACTACACAAACCTGTTTGTGGTTACGGAATGGGAACGGCTAGAACGTCGCAACATTCAACAGCTCTCCGCAAACCCGTTGTACTCGGATTACGCCTGCTGGATGCACACAATCCTCAAGATTAAAGGCGAGCAAGTTGGTGACAACTGGCGCGAATGGTTAAGCAAAAACCCTGACATCGACATTCTGCCGGTACTGGACGAGACAGACCCAAACCCTACGGACGCGGCACCTACCGCCGCCAACTAGCAGAGGTGTTGGTCGCGGTCGGTTGGTGGCCTAGCGACATTGCGTTTGACTCACGAGACTTAGCAACTGTCATTAAAGTGCTTAACGAGGCAAACAAAAAACGGAGATAACGTGGCGGAAGTATCAGCAAAGATTGAGGTTGTCGGGCTTAAAGAAGCCTTAAAGACGCTCAACAAAATTGACAAATCTTTGCGCCGTGAAATCACCAAGGATTACAAGAAAATCGTTCAGCCTGTTATTGACGACGCAAACAAGCTTGTGCCCTCGAATGTCCCGCTATCTGGTATGGCGCGCAATTGGAGCACTCGATCAGGGTTCAAAATGTTGCCGTGGATACCAGGCATGAAGCAAAAGATCGCTGCCAAGATCAACACGCGAAACATCAAGGAATACGGCGGAAACAAGTCAAATGTTGGCACGTTTGTTATTCAATGGCAGGGCGCTACTGGCACCATGTTTGACACGTCAATGGAAGGGCCACTAGGTCGCGCATTGACTGCACGTTATGGCAGTCGCTCGCGAGTAATGTGGAAAGCGTACGAGCAACGCCAAAACGATGTCATGTCCGAAATGGAGCAGTTGGTGAAGCGCGTCATGAGCGAAGCGAATAGAGAGACTGCATAATGGCAATCAATATCCCGATCATCAGCGAGTTTGACGGCACAGGGGTAAAGAAGGCTGTCAAACAGTTCCAGCAACTTGAGACCGTCGGCGAAAAGGCACAGTTTGCTATTAAGAAGGCGGCGATTCCTGCAGCTGCCGCGCTAGGCGGTTTGGCTGTTGCCCTGGGCGATGCAACACGCGCCGCAATGGAAGACCAGCAGGAGCAGGCTGCATTAGCGCTTACTTTGCAAAATGTGACTGGCGCTGGCGCCGCACAAACCGCGCAAGTGGAGAAGCAGATCAGCGCAATGAGTCGAGCGTCTGGCGTTGCCGACACCGAATACCGCAAAGCGTTAGAAACCCTTGTGCGCGGTACCAAAGACGTTGGCATTGCCATGAACGACATGAACCTTGTTATGGACATCAGCACGGCCACCGGCACGGATTCCGCAACCGTCGCTGACGCACTTGCCAAGGCATACCAGGGCAACTTTAAGGCGCTCAGATCATTGAGCCCAGAAATGTCAACGATGATTAAAGAAGGCGCAAGCCTAAACGAAATCATGGACGTGCTCGGTGGAACCTTTGGCGGTGCTACAGCAAAGAACGCTGAAACCGCTGCAGGGAAAATGGCAATCCTTAAAAACTCAATTGGCGAAACTAAAGAGTCAATCGGTGCAGCGCTGTTGCCCGTGCTTGAAGCCGTGTTGCCAGTACTCAACAAGTTTGCTGCATGGGCTCAAGATAACCCTCAAGCATTCTTGGCTATCGCTGCCGCAATCGGTTTAGTCGCAGCTGCGATCGTCGCCACAAACATTGCCATGGCGCTTAACCCGTTTGCCCTGATCGCTGCAGGCGTCGCGCTACTCGTCGCCGCGCTAGTTGTTGCGTACAACAAGTTTGACTGGTTTAAGACTGGCGTCAACGCAATTATTAACGGCATCCTTGGCGCATTCGAGTCGGTGGTTAACGGTGCAATCATGATGGTTAACGGCATTATTCGCGCCTATAACGCCATCCCAATTGCGCCAGACATCAACACCATTGCCCACGTCAACCTGCCCAGCATTGGTGGCAACTCGGCTACACAAGCCGCAAGTCGCATGAACCTACCGCGCATGGCCGAGGGTGGAATTGTTAGCTCCCCTACTCTTGCCCTGATAGGTGAAGCAGGCCCAGAAGCCGTAGTGCCATTAGATCGCATGCGAACAGGTGGCGACATAACCATTAACGTGACTGGCGGGCTCTCAACCAGCGCCGAGATCGGTGAATCGGTTGTTAACGCTTTGCGCGCCTATTCGCGTAGCGCAGGGCCGTTGCAGTTGCAGGTGGCGTAATGCCCGGCACAGCAGTTGTTGATTCAGGCAACTATGACCTGCAGATTGCTACAGGGTTTATTCAGGACGGCTTCACTCTTGACTCTGCGACTAAGGGCGTTCTAAATAACACGCAATACGTGCTGGACGGTACAACAGAGTTTGCAAGCGTTCTTGATTCGGTAACGAACGTGACTGCTCGACGTGGACGCCGCGACATTGGCGACACGTTTAGCGCGGGCACAATGACATTCACCATTCAAGACGTTGACGGCATCTTTAACCCGTTTGACGAAAACAGCCCGTATTACGACACCGCCGAATCTAAGCCTGGGCTTGCCCCAATGCGCGAAGTCAAACTGATTCGATACAGCTCTACCGATGTCCCTGAATTATTGTTTTCAGGTTTTGTTGTTAACTACGACTACAACTTTGCGCTCGGCGGTCTTGACACCGTGACTGTGTATTGCGCTGACCAGTTTTATCTGCTGTCGCAAACCTATTTAGACGCTTACAACCCAAGCGCCGAATTGTCAGGTGCTCGAATCAACAGCGTTCTTAGCCTGCCAGAAGTGAACTTTCCGCTTGCATCGCGCGACATCGCTACAGGCACCGTGGAACTAGGCCACGACTCGGCCTACAACGTGGCAGCAGGAACAAACGTGTTGCAGTACATATCGCAGATCAATGACACCGCAGAGTTTGGACGCCTGTTTATGTCACGCGCTGGCGTTCTGACATTTGAGAACCGTATTGGCGCCACATTGTCGGGTTCGGTCGCTGACTTTCATGACGACGGCACAAACTACAAATACCGTGGCGTAGGCATCTCGTTTGAAGCGGACGCCGTGGTCAACAGAAGCGTTGTTACAGGCTTAAATGGAACCACCTCAACAGCATCGGATACCGCGTCAATTGCCCAATACTTCATTCAGACAAGCAGCATCACAAACAGCCTGCTACATGAAGCGGGGTCAATTGCAACCGCAGCGTCATATCTGCTCAACCCGCAACCAGAAGCCCGATACACGTCAGTAGAAACCGCATTCCTAATGCTAACCACAGCCCAAAAAGACACCCTGGCAACGGTGGAAATTGGCGACACAATCACCATAGAAAAAACATTCCCTAGCGGTGCCGGTACGACCCAGTTGGCGCAAGAGCTCTCGGTTGAGGGCATCGAGCATTATCTTGATTTTGCCACGGGGCACCGCGTCCTGTACTCAACCGCGCCGACAACGATCGTGTTCCAGTTAATTCTGGACAACCCGATCTATGGCGTACTTGACGCAGAAAATGTTTTAGGATAGGAGCACTATGACCACGCCTTACCCGTTCGTATCTGGGTCTGTGTTGACCGCACAGCAACTTAACGACATCCAAAATCTGCCGATCTCGGACAAAACCACGTCATACACGTTGGTCGTCGCTGACGCTTACAAGCGCACAATGATGAACTCGGCAAGCGCGACAACGATCACGGTTAACAACAGCATCTTTACCGTTGGCGATGTCATCCAGGTCGCTAACAAAGGCGCAGGCACTTGCACGATCACAGCTGGCGCTGGCGTCACAATTAACACATCAGGTTCACTTGCTTTGGCGCAATACGGGGGCGGCTATTTGCTTTGTTTGTCGGCGTCAACTTTTACTTTTTTTAGCCTAGGCGGTATCGGTTACGGCACCGCCACAGGTGGAACAGCATTGGCTTCACCGCCAACAGGTTATTCAGGTTTGCAATTCACATCAGACGGCACACTTACCGTCACTAAGGCAGGTTTGTTTGATGTCTTTTTGTTTGCTGGTGGCGCTGGCGGCGGCCATAGAACAACAACCAACGCACCTGCCGGCGGCGGTGGCGCTGGCGGTGGATTGAACACAACTGTTTATTTAGCGGCAACGACTTACTCAATAACTATTGGCGCTGGTGGCGCTGCTGCTACTGGTGAAAATCTTGGTTTAGGTGGCTTACCAACAAAACTTGGGCCTTTAATTGCTTTGGGCGGCGGCGGTGGTGATGACAGTTCCAACACAACAATCAAACTTGGTGTCGGTAGCGGCGGCGGCGGTAGTGGCTCCGGCAGAGCAGGTTTAGGGACAACACCACAAGGCAACAACGGTGGCATTGGCGGATTTACTACCAACATTGCGGGCGGCGGAGGCGGTGGCTACGGTGCTATTGGCGGCGACAATGTTTCAACAACTGGCGGCGCTGGTGGCGCTGGTATTGACGTCAGCACGTTTATTGGTGGAAGCGCATTATTCAAAGCTGGCGGCGGAGGCGGTTCGGGAACAACTGGCGGTGCTGGTGGTTCATCGGTTGGTGGCGCTGGCGCGTCTGGAACATCTGGCAACGCTGGCAACGCTGCTGCTAACACCGCATCAGGTGGCGGCGGTTGTCATGGCACAGGAACAGCAGGTGCAGGCGGTAGCGGCATCTTTTACATAAGGTTCAAGGTATGACAATTCCACAGTATTTTGCTCAAATTGATGACACAAACGTTGTTATTGATGTTGCCGTAGTAACTCATTTATTTATGCAAGAAAACCCAGCTCGATATCCAGGAACGTGGATAGAAACATTGATTAACGTACCAGGCAAAACTTATGCGGGAGTCGGTTATCTCTACGACCCTGAAACCAATAACTTTATTCCGCCGCCACCAATAGAACCTTTTGCGTGAAATGGCAATTGAAGTTGTGGTGGCTCTTGTCGGTGGTGGCTTCGCTGTATTGGTGGCGCTCATTAGCAAAATCGGCAGCGACAACAAAAAAGACCACGGCCAAGTACACCAAACCTTGGGTCGAATAGAAGAAAAGATTGATAGTCATGTTGAAAATCACAAATAAAGACAAAGCAATGTTTGCCAGTTACCTGCGTTCAGTCGTCGGCGCGCTAATTGCTGTTTACTCAACTGGCACAACAGACCCACGTGACTACGGCAAAGGTGCAATCGCAGCAATCATCCCGCCATTGTTGCGTTGGGTAAACCCAAAAGATGCAGGCTTTGGGCGTGGCGACAGCCAAAGTTAACCCTAATTCACGGCCATACATTGGCAATAGTGACGGCCCATCAGCAGGCCCACGTGCCGGCATGAATGAGTTTATTAAACAGGTTATTCATCATTCTGATGGCGCGCTTTGGAACAACGGGTCTTACGGACAGCGCGACATGAAAGGCAAGCCAGGCAATCTGTCCGTGCATGCAACTGGTCGCGCGGTAGACATGTCGTATCGAGGAAGTGCACGTCATCCGCAATCGTCACGCAAATCAGCGTTGCTATTTATTGATCGCATGGTTGCTAATGCCAACGATTTAGGTATCCAAATGGTGATTGATTACTTTCCATCGCCGTACGGTCGCGCATGGAAATGTGACAGACAGGCGTGGAGCAAATACAGCAAGCCAACTGTCAGCGGTGCACCAGGTGGCGATTGGTTTCACATTGAGATAACACCACAAGCTGCAGACTCGGTGATTTGGGTTAAAGCCGCATTCCTAAAGGTGTTTGGGGAAATCC